TATTTATATTGCCGGCTCTATTAACACCCTCTATGTTCGCTTATCTTATCTGGGAAAACAAAGAAGGAAAAGAAATGAAGACCATACTTCAGGTTGAAAAGGCTGAGAAGATGGCAGTTAAGATGACTGAACTCGGTGTTGAATCAAAAATCATAATGGCTCAACCAATCTCATATATTAAATAACATTTATATTACCATTCAACAAAACACTTTCATGGGCACTTCAATAAAATGTATTTCAGTTGGTGTATTTGCAAAAGATGTTTTTGCAGAGCTTGAAAAGATTCGACCGAACCACTTGTCCTTTAGTATGTTCCTAGCAATAACTGCCAAGCATTATATCGACACACACAATGAGCCGATTGATATATATGGTGAAGTGCCAAATTATTATTCCAATATTGAATCCTGGAAAATCGAAATTAAAAAAATGTCTCCAGAACAGTTTATAAAATTACAACAGAGGCATTCACAGTTAGGTCATTTAATAAAAAATGAAGTGAGGAAGAAGATATGAAAACTGAATCAAGAATGACAGATGAGCTTGTAGAGACATTATCAGCAGTAAAGTGGACAAGCATTATAGACAGTCTAACACCAACAAGCACATTTACAGTAGATCCACGACTTGACGTATTTTCCGATATATTCATGGAAGCCGGATGTGAAAACTTTGTAGATTTATTAAGAAATGCCATTTATACGGTTATGAGACAAAAATACAGTGATATTGACGTACCAACCACATTTGCAGATATTAAGATTAAACTAGAACAGGATAAAATCCTTATGCACAGTATTTCGGCAAAACATGAAAATACTGTTGTTAGTTTTGAATGTACCATAATTGCAGCAGAAATACCAAAAACATACATTAAGGAATGTAAACTAGAGTGTCCAAAATGTGGATATGGTTTTTCTGTAACTTGTGACCGTAATAGAAATTTGCCTTTTGAGAAATGTGTTAATCCAGCTTGTAGAGAAGCAAGATTAATGCCAGACCCAGATACATTGGTAACAGAATACATACAGTCAGTATTCTTACAAGAGCCATTGGAAGAGTCAAGAAAGAATTCACCTGTAATGCTTATAGGTAAAATCAAGGGAAATAATGTTGGAACTGCGTTTGTTGGTCAAAAAAAGAGGGTAATAGGATTATTCAAGACAATATATGACCCAAAGAAGACAGAACATAGTGTGATTATAGACGTATCATACATAGAAGACCTAGATGACGTTAAACTTGTAAAGCCAACTGATAGCGAATTAAAGAAACTAAAAGAGGACTCAAAAGAGCCTGATTTTGTAGGTAAAGTAGTTAGTAGTTATGCACCACATATTTATGGATATAACCAGATAAAGAAATCACTACTATTACAGTTGGCAGGTGGAGTTAACGGTAAGAGGCGAGGAGATATCAATGTCCTCCTGGTAGGAGATCCTAGTATGGCAAAGTCAGAATTATTAAAATTTGGTAAAAAGATAACACAAACATCAATATACACAAGTGGAAAGGGCACTTCAGCAGCAGGATTGACCATTGGTATGGTTAAACTATCTGATGGAACAATGATTGCACAGGCAGGGGTATTGCCTCTATGTTCTGGTGGTTTTGCCTTTATTGACGAGTTTGATAAGATGAATAAATTGGACAGAAGTTCAATGCATGAAGCAATGGAACAACAGACGGTATCTAGGGCTGTAGCAGGTACTAACCTTACATTACCAGCAAAGACTAGTATATTAGCAGCAGCAAACCCAAAGTTTGGCAAATATGACCCAGCAGAATCATTGGGAGAGAATATCAACGTACCACCAGCATTATTATCAAGATTTGACCTAATATGGCTTATTAAGGACAAAGTAGATGTCCACAGCGATATGGCAAAAGCAAATCACATACTTAACACATATTCTGATGATAGAAAGATGGAGAAACCATATCTTGAGCCAAAACAACTCATGGCTTACATTAATCATGTAAGAACTGCAAAACCAAAACTATCTAATGAGACAAGAAGAGAAATATTAAAAATATATGAGAAGATGAGAGAATTGTCAAAGGAAGATGAATCTGCATTAGCAATAGGAACAAGGCAACTTGAAGCATTAATCAGATTATCATTGGCACATGCCAAATTATTGTTCAAATCCGAAGCAGATTTAGTAGATGTCCATTCAGTAAAGGATGTATTGGGTGATATGTTTGAGACATTTGGACTTGACATGGATAAGGGTAAGTTTGACCAGTCATTGTTGACAGGAGTTACAGCAAACGAATCAAAGATACAGGCTGCTAATCGTGTTTGGGCAGAGGTTTCAGACCCAAATGGAGATGTGACAATAACAGACTTTATGAAAGCACTGGCAGAATCACCAAGTTATGATGAAACTTCGGCAAAGAAACTATTTGATAGTTGGGATAGAAGTTGTATAGTAAGAATGAATAAGGACGGAACATGGAGGAAGATAGTATAATGGTTGCTAGATGTAGGGGTATATGTGATGTTATGAGGGCTAAACAGGCAATAAAAAGACCTAAAAAATTACCATACCTAACACATTCACAATGTAGAGTGTGTAAGATATGGTTTGACAAAACTACACTTGAACATCCCAGGTGTCCATGTTGTAGTACGATACTTGCAATATTACCAAGAGAGAATCATAAGAAGAGAGTATATAGGGAGATGTTAAAACATGGAATATAATATAGACCAACTAGAGGGTGTTGGACCAGTAACAGTTAAAAAACTAAAGGAATTTGGTGTTACTTCCTTATTTGATATCTGTGTAAGGGGTTCTAGGGAAATATCAGAGATAACTGCAACAGCAAAAACAAAGGCAGATGTTTGGGTGTTCAATGCACAAAAGATACTAGAAGATGAGGGTCTAATAAGGAAAACAGACATGACAACACTAGAATTATTTAACTATCAAAAGGATATTGATACTTTAGCAGTAAAATGTGAGGCAGTAGACGACCTTATGAGTGGGGGAGTCAAACCAGAATGTACTTATGAAGTATATGGGGAGTTTGGTTCTGGGAAAACCCAGTTCTGTCTTGCATTAACAGCAGAGGCTATTGCCAGAGGAGATAATGTTGTTTGGGTTGACTGTGAGGACACATTCAGACCAAATAGGGTAGCTGAGATTCTTAAAGAGAGAGGACATGCAAAAGACATTGAAGAAGCAATGAAATTAATGGAACGGATAGATTATTTCTTTACACCTAACACAGAACAATTAATGGGCACTATCAACGCATTATCTGATGTTTTATTAGCAAAAAAACCAAGACTTGTAGTAGTAGACGGTTCTATAGGACAATTCCGAGAAGAATACCTGGGAAGAGGCACACTTGCAGCAAGACAAAACCAAATAGCAAGACTAATGACTCACTTGAAGAATATATCATTCTATTTCAAATGCACAGTCTTATACACAAACCAAGTGCAATCAGACCCAAGTATAATGTTTGGAGATCCAACAAAACCAATAGGTGGTAATGTTGTAGGTCATGCAGCAACATATAGATTATATTTCAAGAAATCTGGTAGGAAAAGAATAGCAAGAATGGTAGATAGTCCGGAACATCCTGTTGCAGATGCACCATTTACACTTGATGTTAAGGGAATATCAGACGTAAAAGAATAATGAACAAAAAAGAATATAGAATGAAGCAGAAAAAAGATGATGAGGGTAGAGCAACTTTTCCTAATTTGGGTATACTTGGAGGAATGGAAAAAGGGAAAGATTGGTGGGAATATTTTAAAGAGCATATAAATAAAGAATAACCATATAAACCATATATGTTATATACCTATTGTGAATTCAAGGCAACGGATGCGTATCAGCAATAGGAAGGCTGTTTTATATCTACTAGAAAATGGGTATGATGATATATGGTTAAAACCTCATGGTAGGCGACACGATCTGGTATACAACACAGGTGAATGGTACAGGGCGTTAGATCTTTGGAACTTGTTTGATGGAATATGCTTCGATAAGGTGGGTAATTTAATCCTTTTACAGATAAAGACCAACGCTTGGGCTAAGGAACAACCAATAAAGGACTTTCTATCCGACAAAAACAACCTAATTGCATTATCTATAAATGTAAAGTATGGTAAAAAGTGGACAATAAATATAAGGGAGTATAAAACTTAGATTATATTGGCAAATATAATAGGAGTAGCAGGTGGAGTTTGCAAGTCTTGTGGACACCCACAGAAATCACATGAAGATAACAAAGGTTGTTCCGATTGTGGTTGCATAGCAATAGGTTCATATTGAAGCAATAGTTTATATTACCTATGCACAAAGATAAACATGGTAATATAATTGGCGTTGGAGAAGATACTGCTTGTAGCATCCTTAATGATATTTTCAAAGATGGCTCAAAAATCATTCCTCAATACCCCCTCAGAAAACTCTTAACAAGCGATTATATAGATTCATTAGCAGAAAGTTATTTAAAACATAAGGTGGATATTTTGATATTTAGACCAGGAGGAATGAAGATTGCTGTTCGTGTGCAAGGCAGGGACCATGAGGGTATATTGAAATCAGCGAGAGATACCGTGCAGAAGAAACTAATGGAGTGGAATGGATGTGTAGTTGTTGACCTAACATGGCAGGAATGTCCATATCTATTCAAGGAACAGAAGGATGAAAACAGTTACTTGGAGGTCATAAACGCTTTTGAGAACTCAGGATTGCATATTATTTAAACATATGATCAGGTACATTTGACTTTACTTCCTCATCATCATCGTCTTTCTTATCCTTTTCCTTGCTTTCTAGGTACATATTATACAACTCATGCTTCTGTTGAGATAACTTCTCCTGTACCATCAGCATGGTTATCTCTACTTCAAGGAAACTACATTTGTTATCAATGAAAGCCTTGTCTAATGTCTTATCCATTTTATTGTAGAGCTTGTCTATTATATTCCACCTGGGCTCATGATCATGTTCCGGGGACATACATAATCTATTATATTACTTTATTTAAATTTATGCCTTAGTTTACTCACGATTGCTATAGTGATACCTATTATTGGTATCAATTCAAGCAAATCTATGCCATATATAAGGAAATCTAGAATTGGGTTTTTACCAAATATTATGGTGTGGTCGTGATCTCCAAAAAAACACTCTGCTGCTGTGACTGTGTGTGGTATCTGGGCATATAGTATAATAGCCGATATTATGAGGCTTTTAGCCATATGCCTCTCATACCAGTC